AAAGTCTGTGATTTTTCTCCATTATAAATCCTTGTGAAAAACAATGGCCTACGTTCTCCCCAATCGAAAAGCGTTTGCAGATGCCATCACGCGAACTTTACTACTTTACCGAAATCGACCTACGGACGCAGACGATAAAGACGTAGACGTATGTCTTGCACGAGGGTCAAACGCACGCGAGTTATTACCTCATCAAAAGGTCGTGCGCGATTATTTGCTCCAAGAAACACCCTATCGAGGCGTACTCCTCTATCACGGTTTAGGCTCTGGAAAGACCTGTTCGTCGATTGCAGTCGCCGAGTCGCTCTTGTCGGACAAGAAGGTCTTTGTCTTGCTACCGGCTTCGTTAGAATCCAACTACCGAGGCGAGCTTCGTAAGTGCGGCGATCCGTTGTATATGTACGATCAACACTGGCGACAACAAACATTGACAGACGAGACTCGTGCAGTCGCTAAGAAACTTGGAGTCTCCGATGGATTTTTGGACCGTAATCGCACCTTTTTCACAACCATTCCCAACGAGGCTGCCAACTACGATAAACTACCCAAGGCGGCCCAAGATATGATTGCAAAGCAAATTGAGGATACCATTGATCAACGATTCACGTTCATTCGATACAACGGCTTGTCCTCCAGTAACATTGGTAAATACGCTCCAGACGACGGAACCAATCCATACGATAACTCTGTCGTGATCATCGATGAAGTTCACAACTTGATTTCTCGTATTTCCAATGCCTCGGACATTGCACGCAAGTTGTACGACTTGATTTATAACGCAAAGAACTGTAAGGTCGTTGCATTGTCTGGAACGCCGGTCATTAACCGTGCGAATGAGATCTCGTACCTGATGAACTTATTACGAGGTCCGATTGAACGTATTGTCATTCCAGTCAAAGCTGTTCCAACCTGGGATGAAGAGGGAATGAAGACCGCCTTAAGATCCATTCCGGATATGGACACGATCGAGTTCAATTCACTCAAGAAGTATATTCTTGTCACTCGCAATCCACCTAATTTTCGAAGTGTCTATAGCGAAAAAGGTGAACGAATTGCAGTTCAATATATCAAGGATTTACCGTATACACCTCTCGCGGTTGATTGGGTCAAGACGTGGGCGGCTAAATTTCAAACCGATGTAGGTGGAGCCGAACTTGCAATGGATCGCATCTCCACTGAAGTCTTTGACTGTCTTCCCACAGAGTATGAAGAGTTTGCATCACTCTTTATGGAAGGTCTTCAGATCAAAAACGCATTGTTATTCCAACGCCGTATTCAAGGCTTAGTCTCCTATTTCAAGGGAGCCGATGAACGAATGCTTCCTCGACGTGTAGAGGATGAGTCTATGTTAGTCAAAGTCCCTATGTCGGATGCGATGTTTACAAACTATTTGTCTGTGCGATTTGATGAAATCCGCCGTGATGCGCGACGAAAGTTGAACCCATTGAAAGCCGAAGACAATGAAATGAAAACCTTTCGTGTCAACTCACGACTTGCGTGCGACTATGCAATCCCTCCTGAACTTAAGCCTACCGAAGAAGACGCTGTAAATGAAGACGAGCCTCCTTCAAAGAAAAAGGATGACATTCTTGCGAAAATCAAGGCAAATCCAGATCGATACCTGACTGAAACAGCACTTGCGTCCTACAGTCCCAAGATGTTGAAGCTCCTTCAAATGATCCGAGGGTCGTTGGGAACTGGAGATAAATGGAACACTCAACTCCTGTACAGCAATTTCCGAAACCTTGAAGGACTGGGTGTATTTAGTGCGATACTGAATGCAAACGGTTGGCAAGAATACACAATCACTCAAGAAGCCAATCAATGGATTGAAGATCCGGCGATGGATCCTGAGAAACCAGCCTATGCGTTCTTTACAGGCAATGAAAAGATGGAACAACGTGAATATATGCGTCAGATTTTCAATGCCAAGTATTCCGACGATTTCCCTGCCAGTCTCAAACAATCGGTAGAGTCTTCACCTAAGAAGAAGCTGGTGTTGTTTATGATTACAGCTGCAGGTGCTGAAGGTATTACACTTGCCAATGTGCGCCACGTCCACATTATGGAACCTCACTGGAATCCAGCACGACACGATCAAGTCGTTGGACGAGCCATTCGTATTTGTTCCCACGCATCGTTACCCAACGAAGAACGTACAGTTCGTGTTTCCTTTTACATTAGTGTATTTACAGAAGCTCAATCCAAGTCTACAGAGGGAGCGAACAATGTAGTCTTAGTGCGTCGCAATGATCTGAAAACAAAGCGATACGAAGGAGATCCAGTGGAAGCGTTTATGACGACGGACGAATATCTCTATGAAACAACCTATGAGAAGGATGTCACCAATAAACGGATTAGTTTGTTATTGAAGCAAGCGGCTGTCGACTGCGAAGTCCATCGTAAACTTCATAGTCGCGAAACACCTGTGATTTCATGTATGCGGTTCGATAGTACGACCACTGGAGAAGATCTAGCGTTCAAGCCAGACATTAAGACGGAATACCTAGACGATTCCTATGTTCGAAATATGAAACGCAAGAAGCGTAGACTGCAAAAAGTCGCAATCAAGACTATGGTCTTTTTAATTGATCCAGATACGAAGGATGTCTTTGATGGTCCTGCGTTTGAAGATCAACAACGTCTCATTCGTCTTGGAACTATGACAACACCTGGACAGATACGTTGGATTCAGGGGCTTCGGATGTAAGAACGTCTTCCAACCACGAGTCGCACACTGTCGACCAACTCTTAAATGTATACTTTGAAACCGCTTTACGTTTATCGTCTAATGTCTCAATGCTCTTTTCCATAGCGTCTGCAACGGACTCCATTGAAAAGGTAGGAGCCCACAAACCGTGAGGCATACTTCCAGCAAAGTACGATCGACCTTGTTTTGGGATAAAGTCTGCAACGTTCGAATTCAAGAACGAAGAGTACGTTCCAACATCGGTTACCACTTGAGGTGCACCGGTATACATATGTTCCAATTGACACAGTCCAAACCCTTCACCGTCTGAGGTATTGATACCAATGTCAGATGCATTGTAGATTTGATTAATGGCTTCATCCGTCATCAGGTTCGGTGGTGAAGAATCAACCAACAACAGTTTGCGCACGTGGGATTGAATCTCTAATCCTTGTCCCTTGAGTTCTTCTATAAAGACGCGTTGGACATCATAGAATGCACCCGATTGCGGACTGGCATTGGTCAATACGAGTAAATAGTAAGGCTTTGTAGGATTTCGAGCCAGAAGCCGAGCAAATCCACCTAGAGTCAAGTCAAGACGTTTGCGATGACTGTTTCGATTGGCATTGAGAAAGAGAACTGCATCCGATGGAACACTGAGATTGGTTCGAACACTCGCAACAGAGGCATCTGGCATACATGAAAACACGGTAGGATCTACAGCGTGTTCAAGAACACGCACATCGGAGAATGGACCGTATTCCAAAAACTTGTTCTTCCAAAGATCGCTGAAACAATAGATTCGATCTGCATGAGCTCGTATACTATCAATCAATTGTTGTGCGATACCTTCGTAGACTTGATCGAGATAGATCCAGAGTTTGTAGGAAGACTTTCCTTTCTCGTGTTTCATACTCTCAATAAATCGCATCACAATCAATGGATCATTATAGATCATCACTACGTCTGGATTGACCATATCCATATATTCATTGATCTTATTGAATCCAAACCCTTCTTCTTTTGGATCCTCGTTTGCAGCAGCATCGTACGTAACAACTCCATCCGGAACCTTACGAAAGGATGTGCGTCCTGGATGGCGTTGAAATCCAAAGTGAAATGTTTTGACTTTAGGTGACAGTGTTGAAATCTGTTTCAATAGGTTATAACTTACCTTAGAATATCCAGTTGTCTGATCTACGTGAGTGCTTACGAGAACGAACCTCATTATTTAGTAGAGGATTCTCTCGCGTAAATCACAAATGCAAGTGAATTCTGCACAGGATTGGTTGACGAAATACAAACGTAGAGTCATCGCACGTACTATCAATATAGATCCTCAACCTCAATCTCGTGAAACCAATGCGATTTATCTTTCTGCGATCGCAAACGGTGCCACTCAACGTGAGCGCTTTGTTGCTCCTTTTCAAGGGGCTCGTGGTGGAGCCAGTGGTGGAGCAACCTATTCAAGCGATTGCTGTTTGAGCAATAACGCGACTGGCGCCTTTGGAGCTTTCCAAGTGATTACCGATCGTGGTGTGGTTCCATACAATGGTCGTTCTGTACAACCTATGAGTGTGCGCATAGTCTCTTAAAGAAAGCATAAGGGAGTATACAAATGCCAGGTGGATTACTTCAACTTGTGGCAACTGGGGCTCAAAATGAGTTTATCAATGGAAGTCCTTCAATGACTCATTTCAGATCGGTCTATCGGCGTCATACGAATTTCGCGATGGATCAGATTCGTATGGCGTTTACTGCGTCGAACTTGGAGTTTTCGACAACCGGAACTCGAACCATCTCGTGTCGTATAGATCGATATGCACAGCTCTTGAATGACTGCTATCTCTATCTCACGCTTCCAGACATTTATTCACCTTTAAAGTTTTTGAATGCATCACCACCGTCTGGATATGACAGTCGAACAAATTCGATTGGTTACGAATTCCAGTGGATCCCAAACATTGGATACAATTTGATTGATCATATAGATCTTACGATGAATGGACAGTTGATACAGAGACTGACAGGTGAATGGATGAAACTCTATTCGTACATGACCCACGATGAGACAAAACGAGCGATTGTGAATGAAATGGTTGGAAACGTGCCTGAACTTTACGATCCTGCACACGCATACGATCGTAACAACCAATACCCTCATTCAGTGACACCTATCGCATTGCCAGGCATCTCACCCAATACAAAAACACCTGAACCTAGTATTCGCTCTCGTCAATTAGTCATCCCCCTTCATTTTTGGTTCTGTGAAAATCCAGGTTTGGCTCTCCCTCTTGTATCTCTTCAGAACTCCGAAGTCTACATTAACGTGACATTACGATCCTTGACTGATTTGTATACAGTGGTTGACGTAGATCCTACCTCTCCTACGTATGGTACGCGTGTTCGTCCTGTCAACTATTCAATGCAATTATTCTTATCCCCTCCTCTCTCCACTGGATTACCGAGTAATACTGCATTGACAACGTGGTTCCCAGATCCATACATTGATGGTAATTTCATCTACCTTTCAGAAATGGAGATGAACCAACTGGCACGAGCCGATCAATCGTTTCTCATTAAAACCGTTCAATACGTGATGAAAGATGGACAGTTTGGAGGCAATACCGATCTAGAAATTCCTATGTTTAACTTGGTGACCCGGATTGTCTTTCTATCTCAACGAAGCGACCAGATCTTACTGAACCAATGGGACAACTACACGAATTGGACAGATCCAAAACGTGCTCCTTGGTCTGCGATCAACTCAGATGTACAAACCTCACTACTAAGTTCAGGGCAACAGCAAATTACATCTGTCTATCCTCGTGATTCCATTATCGATGGATTGTTATTATTCGATGGAAAAGAGCGTATTCAGACCAAGCCTCTTCCATTCTTTTCATTACATCAGATGTATCGTCATGTGACAGGAATGACCCCAGACCTTCCTGGAGTGTATATGTATTCCTTTGCATTGGACCATGCAAACTATCAACCGTCTGGAGCCGTCAATGGAAGTATGTTCAATAAAATCATATTGCGATTAACATTGCAACAACCTATTGCATCGTCTGTCAATGGAAGTACATCCACGACTGTCTGCGTTTTAACGTCCACGTTATTCAGTCCTAATCCAACAGTCATTCCTGCTGCGAACTTAACCTTGACAACACCAAGTGGTGCTCTTCTCTATCCTCCAGGTACTGTAACCACGGTTGTTCAGACCAATGATAATGTGATTTTTACGTTCACGTATAATGTAGGTGTCTACGTCGAATCCATCAACCTTCTACGTATCGTCTCAGGCTTGGGCAATCTTGTGTTCGCATCATAACAATGGCGCAACAGATTGTATCTGCCTATTTTGGAGACGAAAAGAGTTTTAGAAATATTACTCAGTCTCTCATTAACAAAATCAACGAGGGGACACTCGATATCACTGCAGATGAATCATTGATTCCAGTGTTTGATGCAGCTCCACAAACTAAACTGGATCCTAAAGACGAAAAGCTAATTCGTGAAGAAGCAGTTCGAGGTTGTGGTTCTGAAACTGATCAGATATGTATTGATGCTAAGATCGCTGAGCTAAGCCAAGCTAAACTGAAAGATCTCGAACGAACCTCGACCATTCGAAATGCGATTAAAGGACGACGATTGACTGTGACAGTCGCCGACCAGAATGGACGAACTAAAACATTAGTAGCTCCCGACGGTCAAAAGTTCAAATTGGAGAATGTTTCAGGAGGCAACAAGGCGAAAAAGGATATACTTCCCGACGTCAATGTGATCTACGATCGTGCGTGGACAATTCTATTACATATCATTAACGTGTTTGTCTATGTCTTTGCGATTGTTGCAGTCTACGCCATCTTCATGCGAAAATATGAAACGACTGGACTACACTCATTCAAAATGATTGCTTACGCGTGTGCGATTATCTCTACGTTTCTACCATATTCAGGCTATGTCATTATTTTAGCATACTTTGGATTCAATGCCTTTATAAACGAATATACTAAGAAAGAACAATGATCGAACTACACTGGTTGTCCGCAGGCCTTATTTTTGGATTGTTGGTTTCGACGATCTTAATTCCGCCTACACGCAAACAGGTGCGCATTCCTCAACCTAATGACACAAGTGTCTATCATACTGAAACCGGTTGTGTCCGGTTCACGTCCGTTGAAGTCCCTTGTGTTCAAGAAGCAGACTCTCTCAACGTACTCGCAAGTCTCACTAAGAAGTAATGATCCGTTTATTAGAGGCAATTCACCGAGGAGCCCCCTTCTTCTCATTTATCATTGGTCTGGGCATCGCCGTGGTACTCTTTCACCGTCAGTATTCAACAGTTCGCACCCTAGGAGTTCCTCTCAAAGATACCTTGGACAAGATCGTTCGATCCGATGGCAAATGTTATCGCTATCGCGTGGAGGATGCCAATTGCGAAAACGTGTCTACTGAATAAACAATGGACGATTCAACTCCCCTGGATGCTTTACTTCCAAGTCCTCAAGGCCCTCAGTCAGCTCCTCCGTTGATGCCTTTACCCAGCACAATGGGCGGTTCACATTCCGCAATGGCACCTACCTTTAAACCTAGTTTACCTGCAATGCGTTGGATGGCGTCGTCGATGACCACCTACATTGCGTTCTTCTTGGCAGCTGCGGCCATTTCCTTATCGACCCCACGTAACCTATTGCTTCAATATGTTCCCAATGCATACACAGGATCTGGTGTCGTGAGTTGGACAGGTGCAGGTATCTTGGGTCTTGCTGCTGTAGTGATCGCCCATATCCTCAAGGGGTTCCTTGCTGGGTTCTTAGGGTGAAACTAGATACAAAAACTTTCATGTAATCGTTAACAAACTAACGATTTCGTGAAAATTCGTTAAACGACTTAAAGATTGTATGTGTATATACTATAACACGAAATGGCCAAATACACTTGTCAAACGTGTGAGAAAACGTTCACACAAAAAGGACACTTAGAAGGCCATCAAAAACGCAAGCGTCCTTGTAAGAAGGATACCACAATTGAAACACTTGTAGAAAAAAAGGTAAAGGAAGCACTGTTAAAAACGAACACTCTTCCAGTAATGCAGATACAACCAGTTATGATTGATTACTCAACGAAAACACGTGAGGAACTTATTTCACTGTGTAAAGAAAGTAAGATCAAAGGCTACAGTGGAAAGAAGAAATGTGACATCATAAAGCTACTGCCTGTTACTAAAGAGATATCGTTGCCTGAAAAAATACATCGCCTGAACTATATCGGATCGAAATTCCAATTGTTAGACTGGATCACCTCGAATATGAAGGAAAACACAGGATGGACTTCATTTGAGAACAGAACAGTTGCGGATCTGTTTGCTGGCACCGGTATCGTTTCATACTATTTTCGGAAACACAAGGTACCAGTCATTTCCAATGACGCCGAATTGTACAGCTCGGTCATCACCCACGCGTTTACACGTTCTACCTACTCCGAAACGTGTCAGAGACACATAGACGAGTTTCAAAAGGACATTGAGTCGGGTATGCATTCATCTACCGTTGGCTTTGTTACGACTCATTATAGTCCATATGAGTCAAATGAGCGCAAGTTCTTCACAATTGAAAACGCTCAACGAATTGATTATCTTCGTTCTAAACTGGAATCTATAAAAAACGCTGTAACAGAGAATGACTATGCATTCATCCTTGCCTCTATACTTCTAAGTGCGGATGCTGTCAGTAATGTGCCGGCTGTGTATGGTTGCTTTCTAAAAGAATTCAAAACAAAAGCACTTAAACCTCTTGTATTGACTCCTATTCACAACAATACAACGCCTGCAATCAGTGGTTCAATGACCTATAACTCAGACGTTCTTGATATAGAGTTTCTTAGGTCATTCGAATCGGATTTGGTCTATCTAGATCCTCCATACAATGAACGACAGTATTCCAAAAACTATTTCCCATTGAACATCATCGCAAAAACACCCGAGTCTCTGTTATCAGAAGAGCCTCTAAAGGGTAAGACAGGGATACCTACTGACTGTTTCATCTCTCCATTCTGTAAAAAAGGAGAGACCGTTGAATCTGCATTCGATCTACTCTTTCGTGAACTAAAGACGAAATGGATCTTTCTTTCTTACAACAGTGAAAGTCTCATTTCAAAGGAGAGGATGCTAGAGATGATGGAAAAGTATGGCACGGCTTCAGTTGTTGAACGAGAGTATAAGCGGTTCAAGTCCTTTGACTATAACAAGGATGTTGATATCAAGGAGTATCTCTTCTGTCTAAAGAAGAACTAAACATCAATGACAGTCAAGTTCTCTTTGAAGATGGAGAGGAAGTTCTCATAGTACCAACGGATGGCCATATTCGTCCTGCTTTTTGCGTGGAACTGAAACTCAACCAACGCAAACTCTTTCCCTTGAACCACGATCTTCAAGGTTGACGAGTTGTTCCACTTTTCCGCATCACAGGTCCATTTGAACTCGAATGCATCCCAATTGATCTCGTTCTTTAGGGTGATGAACCGAAGTGTATCCTTTTCTTGATTGTAGAACAGGTTAGGACAATCGAACGTGTGCTCAACGAGAACGCTTAGGATTTTTGCAGGATTCTCTTGAATGAATCGCTTTAGGTCAGGAACACTCGTGTACTCAATACCTACTACTTCACAGAATGGTTTAGGTTGAGATTGACCAATTACTTGTGGAGCTACTTTGCCTACACCTTTCTTAGTCGATTTTGCCGACAGATGAAGTGTTGCATCTTCCACGGAGGTGAAGTCGTAGCGTGCGCCTTTTTTTGCAGTGTGTCGGCACATTGGGAACAACGAAGGAAGCTTCGTAAGTCGTTGTTTCAATGTTTCTGCGTCTTCCATACTATACTTGTACTTTCCATCGTACTGGATGCCATAGGTTAAACAGATAGCCATCTCAAGGATTTTACCGGTGTCTTCGGTTTTTAATTTTGCAGCAGACATACGTTCTACTTGCTTACATAGAGACTGTTTCATTTTGAAATCTTAGTGTGTAGGGGGCTGTCCATGTTCTTGGACCGAACGAATCCATTTTCAAAACGGATTTTTGCGTGGGAGAGTAATAGACCTCCCCCCCCCTGA